GAGCTTGGGCTTTGCCATGCCCATCTTCTTGATCGACCGCTTCGCGTAGTCCTTGATCCGCATGGAGCCCTTGCTTAGCGCACGGTACTCCATGTTCGACAAAGCGTTTTTTACGGCCGCTCGATCGAAAAAGTTATTGACCGTCGCCCGCATGGCGACGCCGGGGATGCGGAACCCGCCCCCCATGCTCGGCATTAGCTGGCCCGTCGGGAAAATCGCCATGACTACGGCCCCGTTGGAGTTAGATGGTCCCGCGGCACGCGATACGTCACGCCGATCTGTGCCAGGAACACGCGGCGATCCGTTAGGGCGTCGCGATCAAACGTCGTCTCCATTGTCGCACCGAAATACCGGGCGTTTTCTGGCATCCCCGGCATCGTCAGCAACTCGCTGCGGATCGCGTCCATGATCTCCTCGGCGAGATTCGCCAGCTGGTCGACCTCGGCGTTGCTGCCGTCCACGAGCTTGCCGATCACGACGACGACCTCGTGCGTGAACAAATCCTGCCCGCGCGCAGACCGCTCGCTCTCGATCGTGCCCGGCACGACGCTCACCTTGAGCGTCCGCAGGTCCGGCCCATCGTAGTCGGGAACATAGAGCCGCCTGGCGACGAGGGACTCGTAAGGTGCCGAGAACGCGTAGGCGGTCAGGCCGTCAGCCAGGGAGTCGGCAATTTGCACGGCGATGGAATCGGGCATGGCTAGGCGGCCTTGGGGCCTTTCTCCTGGGTCAGCTGTTCAAGGAGGGCGAGATTCCCGGCGAGCCGGCGGTCGGCATGATCCCGGCGGAAAGCCTCGCGGGCGTGCTGGAGGGCCTCGCGGTAAAGGTCGAGTTTCGATGCCGCGATGCACGCCAGGTCAGGGGCTCGCGGCCCGTAGGCCCGCGGGTCGCTGGCGTGCGTCTGGCTATCCGCAGGACAGAACGACGCATGGCGGGCGTAGTAAAGGCACGACACCCAATCGCCCATCTGCTCCGCCATCTCCGCGAGTGCCAGATACGCCTCGGGCTCGCGGGGGGCGGCCATGATCGCCTCCAGGAGCCGGGGCTTGAGCTGCTCGGGCTGGAGCCTGGCGAGGACGCGATAGGCATACGCCCGCTCGGTGGCCGCCCCGCCGGGGAGCCGCAGGTAGCGGTCGAAAGCCTCGATGGCCTCGGGGTCGCTGGCATAGTCCAGCTCGCGGGCGAGATACCAGTGCATCCGCACGTCCAGGGGATTCTCGCGGACCGCCTGGCGGAGCAGCGTCAGGTCGCTCTTGTGGGCCTTGCCGGGCTGGCGAAAGTGCCGGATCGTGAACCCGTCGAGCTGCGTCTGGACCTCGTCGCCGGACCAGCACGACAGGCCCTCGTGCGTCGCCCCCACCCAGCGATAGCCGGCCCGCCGGTGGACGCGGTCCGAGAGGAACCGGACGGCGTCGCTCCACTGGTAGAAATACCGGCCTTTCGTCGTGGCCGGCGTCCAAGCGGCCTCCAGGGCCGCCCGCCAGCCGGGATCGAGCACTTCATCCATGTCGAGCCGGATCGCCACGTCCAGGTCGGCCGGCAGATGGTAGAGCGAAAGGTTGTGGGCATCGTCCCACCGCCACGGCACCGGCGACCCGCGAGCCACGGTCACGCCGGCCGCCTGGAGCAGCTCGACGGTATCGTCGGTCGAGCCGGTATCGGTGACGACCCGCACGTCGGCGTCGCGGCAGGACGCCTCCCAGGCGGCGACGTTGGCGGCCTCATTCTTGGCGAGAGCGTAGATGCCGATTTTCATGTCAGCACCGCCACGCGGCGGAGGCCGTCGTTGATGTATTCGACCTGGCGGTTGGCCTCGCGGCTGAACACGTCGACCGCCCGCGCCACTTCTGGATTGCAGCAATCGTCAGCGAGGATCGCCCGGCAGTGGGCCACGAGCCGTAGGTCGGCCAGGGCCCCGGCGAAGCTATGGTCGCCGTCGACATGAGCAAAGCACGCCCGCGGCAGGCTCTTGATCGCGTGCGAGTCGACCACCACCAGGTCGGCCTCGATTTGGTGCCGCTGGATCAAGTGTTTGGCATGAGCCAGGCAATCAAGGGAGTCGGCATCCATGCACCCGTCGATGCACAAGAAGCTGGCCCGCGGGGCGACCGCGTTGAACACGAGCAGCGAGTAGCCGCAGCGGGTGCCGATCTCTATGACGCGGCGCGGGTTGTACCGCTGGCAAATCGCCGCCTTCATCGCGTAATGCCCGATCACGCGCGTGTCGCAGTAGAACCAGTCGTGCTCCCGCCAGTTTGCCTCCAGCAGGGCCTTGGCCTGGTCGTAGGTGCGGAGCGTCATGGTCGTCACGGTTTCACCAGCAGGTTGCGGACCTCGGGCAGCGTCATTTCCACCAGCCACGCCTCGGCGTCGCGGACGCCAAACGAGGCCACGAGCCGGTCGCCCTTGCGGGCCAGGCCGGCGGCGAACTCGATCGCCCGCAATTCACGAAACGCGAACGGCAGGGAAATGCCGCATATCGCCCAATCGGCGGCCTCGTCGAACGCCACGAATCGGTGCTCGTAGATGCGGCGGCCTTCGTCCTCGGCGACCTCATGGACGATGGCGAGCCACCGGCCGCCGTCGATCGGCACGAGCTGCGAGCCGCCGCGGAAGCCCGCGGCGATCCGCGGGGATGCCGCGTGCCGCGTCACCTGCCATGAGTCGCCGTCGGCCTCGACGGTGGCGACGTGCCCCTCGTCGTGGCACGAGTAGAGCCAGCGGCGGCGGCCGACGAGCGGCATCCAGTTCTTTTCGTGCCGGCCGCTCGGCGTTGCCCGGCAGGTCAGGCTATCGAAATACCCGGTGGCGATCCGGCACGTCCCGTCATGCGGTGCCATGTTGCGAATCGTGGCCGAAATGGCGAGCGTGCCGTCGATGCGGTTGAGCCGCACGTCCTCCAGGCCGTCGACCGGGAAGTCGGTCCGCTCGTAGTTGGCCGGAATCTGCTCGGCCTGGCCGGGCACGAGGTCGTCGTCGAGTGCGAGCAGGACGTTTTCGGTGCGGATCACGCCGTTGTCGGCGGCCGGCATCTCATAGGACCCGTTGACGATCGCGTAGTTGCTGGATCGCACGCTGACGATCCAGCCGGCATCGGCGGCCAGGATCGACGGGTTGAACAGCGACCAACCTGGGTATGCCGGCTCAATGTCGAGCCGCACGAATCGCGTGCTCGCCAGCTCGTCGAGGCGGTGCGTGTACCAAGTCCGGTTTCGTCGCACGAGCGGCTCCAGGCCCGGCGGCAGCTCGTGCCGCAGGAGGGCTTCGCACGCCCGCCTGCCGGCCTCCAGCTCCCCGCAGTAGAAGGCGTGTGCAGCGATGGCGTGCAGGTGGTGGATCATAGGGACATTCGTACACCAACCGGAATGGGCGGCAAGATGGCTATTCGGCGTCGCCGGGCGGCAGCAAGGCCACGGCATCGGCCCACGGGATCACCTCGACGTTTGGCAACAGAACCGACTTGTCCGCCGCCTCCCACATCTCATGCAGCCAGCCGCCGGGTTCGACGGCCGTGAGGATGTCGGCAGAGAGCATGAGACGCCCATCGGTAAGTCGCGTCGGCATGGCGATGCAATCGGGTCGGCCGAACTCGGCGTGCAGTTCCGCGAGCCGCTGCGCCAACTGCGGCGAGAACAGCAGGGCGTGCTGCTGTCCCCATTCGTAGGTCACAGGCAGTGTGATGTCTTGGAGGGTCATGCTTGCCTCCCAAGAGCGGTTTGGAAGGTCTGCATGGCCGTGTTGTAGGCGAGGGTTTGTGTGTCAGTCATCGCGGCACCAATGGAGTACCCACGTAAAGTATGATTTAAGCGGCCTGTGCCGGTGTTGTTTTGACCTAAAGCAAAAACATAAAAATCTTGTGAAAAAACAGCCGGTGTTACAGGCGCGGTAGTTGTCGCAACAATATTTGCGTTTCTGCTTAAAGTTAGAAGCGTACTTGACGCACGATTCGTTAACCAAAATCCGCCCGGTTGCGGCGATCCAGTAACTACACTTGCGCCCGCAAACGCACTCCAAAATCCTTGTACAGATCGATTTCCAGCATCTTCAATCGCACGAATACCGTAAATGTTACTTGCATTATCGTACGTACCTAAAAAGTATCGTACGCCGGGACCAATGACGGCTGGCCGCGAATACGCGGCAAGATGACCTGTTGCGACGCTAGGCATGTTCGCCGGTGACACGCCTGTAGCAAGCCATTTAGAGCCGTTTGCAGTTAACCCCCCGCTAGCCCCCGTCTCTGCGTAGTCGCCTGCGACGAAGTTGACGTTCGTATCCGTCGCGTTCCCGTACTGCGTCCCCGTCAGCGACGGCCCTCTGAAAAGTGGGGTCCGCACGGCTGCCAATGACGCATCCGAGTTTCCGCAGAAGAGATTCACGCGGTAAAAACGGTCGCGAATGCCGGCCGATTCAATGGCGACGCAAAGCCTGGAGACGGCCGCCATTGTTTGCCGGCTGACAGTGCCACCGTTTTCGCGCACGCGACGACGCCAATCCGCGGCCTCGTAGTGCCAGTAGTCATCCGGCATCGGAACCGGATCTGGGCTCCCAAGCAACGCACCCGGAAGCGATGCAGGCAATTTGCCTTGCGGAAGTACGCCGTCGTTCACAGGTCAGCCGCCAGCGCCGTGACGTGAGTTGCCTGCGCGATCGTCGTTGCAACGCACACCGACCACGACGATGAGGGCAGGATCAGGTTGTCGTATCGCGAGCTAACTCGCGTCGTCGCTGCGGTGCTGCTGCTCGTTGCGGCTGCGACCGTAATTTCATCGAACAGGAAATACGTCGTGCCGTCGTAAAGAAAAACGCGCACGAGCGCGGCCGCCGAAGTCGCAGCGCACTTGACAACGATTTCCGCGACACGGGTTCCGGCACTTACGCCAGTCATAAGCGTGCCGACTGAAGTTGGTGCTGTAAGGCTGGTTTCAGCCGTTGAGATCGACGCGGAACCAATGCGCGGAGTGACGGCAAATGATGGTGAGGTAGCCATTAGCGAAACGTGCTCCAGAGGTACAGATTCAGTGCCGAGTTAGCGTTCGTGGGCAGCACGCCGGTCGCTCCAGTCGCTCCCGTAGAGCCAGTAGCGCCAGTTGGCCCAGTGACCGTAGACTGTGGTCCAGTTGCCCCAGTTGGTCCGTTTGATCCAGTGGATCCGGTTGGACCGGTAACAGTGCTGGCAGGGCCAGTGGTTCCCGTGGGCCCAGCGACGCTCGACACAGGCCCAGTCGGCCCGGTCACGCTCGACGCGGCCCCCGTCGGCCCCGTGATCGCCAGCAGGTCGATCGTCGGCGTGCCCCAGGTGCCGCCAGACTTTGGCCCGTAGAAGTCCGCGGCCGCCGTGTCGATGTACCAATCGCCGTTTTCGCCATAGGCCGACAGCGGTGCCCCTTCGCCGGCCAGGAGCGTCGCCACCCGTCACGCCGCTCGGACCGGTGACGTTCGAAATCCCCGTCGGCCCGGTCGGGCCTGGTACTGTCGACTGTGCTCCCGTCGGCCCCTGCGGCCCGCCCTGCAGCTGGATGCCGGCTCCCCACGAGCCGCTCGCCTTTGGCCCGTAGAGCACGCCGCCGTTCACGTCGAGCCAGAAGTCGCCGCTGGCCCCAAAGGTGCCGGTCGGCCCGCTCGATCCCGAATAGAACTTGGCCCCGTCCTGGCCTGGTGCTCCGGTCGGGCCGGTCGTCCCGTTGCCCGGTGCCCATGCCGTGCCGTTCCAGAACAACCCGGCCCCGGTGGCCGGTGCGGTGGCCGACACGTTGCGGCCCTGGAGCTGCGTGGCGTTGCCGGACGACGGGCTGGAGATCGAGAAGAACGGCATTTGATTTATTCCGCGAGCGTGAATGATCGCCAGTTAGTGCCGTCGTAGACCACGAGGGCCTGTCTGGCTACTTCGTAAATACCGAGCGTCACGACGCCTGTGCTCGTGTTGGTTTTGACGTTCAGTTCCCAGCCGACTTTCTCCGTTTCCGCGATCACGAAGTCGAATCCTGCGGACACGCCTGTCGGCAGGACTACGTCGCGGGCCACTCCGTTAGGGTTGAGAAACTGATAGCGGTCGCTCGTGCTGGTCAGCGTCTTTGTGCCGGAGAGCGTTTCGACATTCGCACCGGACCTGGCCGCTGGTCCCGTTGGACCGGTCGATCCGGTCGGGCCTGTCGGGCCGCCGCTTGGGCCCGTCGCCCCCGTGACGCCCGTCGGGCCCGTGACGGTCGACTGCGGGCCGGTCGGCCCGGTAACGGTTGACTGCGGCCCCGTGGAGCCTGTCGGTCCAGTGATCCCCGTCGGCCCGGTGATAGTTGACTGCGGTCCGGTTGATCCCGTCGGGCCTGTGCTACCAGTCGGCCCCGTGACGGTGGACTGCGGGCCGGTGCTGCCCGTCGGGCCGGTCATGCCCGCCGGGCCCGTCGGGCCGCCCTGGATCGAAATACCGCCGCCCCACGAGCCGGATGCCTTTGGGCCGTAGAGGTAGGAGTTGCCGGTGTCGAGGTAGAAGTCGCCGCTCACGCCGAGGGCGGATGACGGTGCGCCGCTGCCGTTGTAGATTTTCGGCCCGTCGGCACCGTGAGGCCCGGTCGGCCCGGTGACGCCGGTCGAGGCCACCCAGGCGGAGCCCGAGTAGGTGAGGACCGTTCCGGTGGCCGGCGCGGTCGCCGCGATCGGCTGGCCCTGGAGCTGCGTCGCGTTGCCGCTCGACGGCGAGCTGATGGAGAAAAACGGCATCAGTCACTCTCCACTAGCTGCGTGTGAATCCGGCGAATCCGCTGGCCGCGGTCGGCCCAGCTCCACGGGTTGTTTGCCCCGCCCGGCACCATCACCTCGTAGGTCCGCCGCGTGCCGGCGGCGTCGGTCTCGTGGATGCGGTCGCCGCGTTTCGGGTTGTCTCGCATCTCGTCGACACTCACGAAGTAGTCGCGCGTCTCAAACCGAATCATCTGTCCGACAGAATCCATCGAATCCCATCGCGTCATACCGATCGTCGCGTGGACGCTCTTGGCGAACATCGCCCCGGTCGGTTGGTAGTCGACCATCACGGAAAGGTGTTCCTTCCGTTGCTGGTCGAACCAGGCCGCACCCTTGGCGATCATGTCCTGCATAGTCGGTCCGCCACAGGGCCGCGCGGCGGGCTTGGGCCACCCGGCCGCGCGGCCCGCTCGGCGTCAGGCGCCGGGAACCAGCAGCACGTCGACCGAGGTGTCGGTCGTCGCCGCGGCCTTGGCCGCGAATCCCATGACGGTGCCAGTGGCACCGGTCACGGCCTGCGACTGATACAGGTACACCTTCGCGCCCTGCGCGATGGCCGTACCGGCACCCGTCGGCTTGGCGACCGAAAACACACCCTCGACGTTGAGGGCACCCAGCTCGTTCGCCGCGATCGGCCGCGAGGCGATCCCGACGATCGAGCCCACCACCACCGCCTCGCCGGCGGCCACGCCGGTCGTCGGCGTGTAGTCGATCACATCCCCATCGGCACGAGTCGAAGCCATCGAAATACCCACTTTCTGAAACTTGGAAACCGAGATTTGGAACCCCGCCGGGCCGGATCGCGTCCGGCCCGGCGGGCACGAAGATCACAACACGTCAGGCGGTCGCCATCCGGTAGGCACCCTTCGACTCGCCCTTGGCGACGCCGAAATCGAAGTAGCCCCGCATCTGGATGCCGAGCGTCGAGAAATCGGCCTCGGCCTGCTCCACGGTCGGCTGACGCTGACCGTTGAGGAAAGCCACCTCCATCGCCGGCAGGTCGCCGGGGTTGGCGCAGAGCCACCAGGTCGACGCACTCGTCAGATAGGACGAGCTGACCACCTGGTAGCGGCCGGCGAGGACGTTCGCGTTGGTGCGAGTGGCGTTCTCGCCGGTGATGAGGAGCGAACCGGCCATCAGCTCGGCCGCGGCGATCTCGTTCTCGGGGGAGACGAGCAGGATCGACGGGGCGATCCCCAGCGGGTTGCCATCGGGGTCCTGCAGCTTCCGGTAGGAAGCCGCCGCAGTCTTGAGGCTCGACAGCGACAGGGCGTTACCTGCGGCGGCCGATTCCTTGGCGTAGTAGCTGGAGTTGGACGATTCGAACTCGCTCCAGAAAACCTTGTTGAGCTTGATCGCGGCACCACGGCCGAGACGCTGCGGAACGGCCGAGAGGGCCCCCAGGTCATCGTTGATGATGTCCTGACGGGTCACGCTCGTGAGCCGGCCGTAGGTCCTGGCCTTGATGGTCCGCGTTTCGTCGCTCGCATCGGCCGACTTCAGCTCGCCGCCGTTGCCGACCTCCTCGAACTCGAAACCGCCGTTGAGACGCACCCCGGTCACGGTCTTGAAGTCCGCGACGGAGCGAATCATGGCGATCCGGTCCCACGTCGCCTCGACGGCGTTGAAGCCGGCGAGCAGGAACTTCGCGTAGGTGGCCGCCAGCACGTTGCTGATGCTGTGCGTCGCGAACGCCGCGGCCATGATGGTCCGCAGGTTCCCGTTGCTGATCCGGTGGCCTTCGCCGTTGTAGCCGTTGGCACGAGCCGCCTGGAGCAGCGTTTCGCCGAGGCTCACGCCGCGCCGCTTGTTGGCGGCTTCCAGCGTGCGACCGTCGAAATGCCGCTCCACGTCGGGAAGGCCACCGGCGAGGCACAGGCTCGCCTCGACGACCGCGGGGCCGTCGACCTTCTCGATCACATGCACGGCGGGGGCCGCCGGGCGGGCCGCACGCACGTCGGCGAGCAGCTCGGCCTTGATCTCGCGGAGCAGGTCCGCCTTGATCTTGGCCGTGTCGTCCGCGACGGGGGCGGGCTGCGACTCCACGGCGACGATCGCCGGGGCTTCCGTCTGCGGCACGGCGGCCTCGACGGGCATCTCGTTGAGCTGGTCGCTCATGGAAAGCACCTCATTCGCCTCCGCGGCGATAGCGGCGGACGTATTGGCGTCCGCACCAAAAAGCACGATCGAAACCTCGCGGAGCGAACTCGCCCGCACTACCGAAATTGGGCCGGTGAACTCGCGGCCGTTGACGGTCACGACCTCGCCCGGCGCGACGTTCTCGATACGGCCCGTGTCCGCACCGATCGACGCCTGGAGGCGGAGCCCCTTCTTGGCGAGACTGATGACGCGATCGGCCACCTGGCCCTCGCCGATCAACTCGCCGGCGAGCGTGATTTGCTCGCCGTCGTTGGCGACGATCGTCGACTGTCCAAGGACGGCGTCCAGGCTGGCCTCGTGGCCCCACAGGATCGGGATGGCCTGGCGGCTCGTGTCCATGCCGGCCAGGTCGACGACGAGCGGGTTGCGGCTCCACGACTGCCGGATGGCGCGGCCGGTATAGGCCACGATCTCAAACGACGGGTTCGCGGGGGCGTCGCCTTCCGCGGCCTTGAGCGTGAAGTCGGCGGTCAGTTGCATCGGGTTCATGCTTGGGCCTCCGCGGATTCCTGCTCACGCTTCCACACGCCTTCGGCCCATGCGCGGCCGGCGTCGCCACCCCACAGGAGCCAGGAGATGTAGGAGTTGCTCGGCGGGTCTTTCTGGTGGTTCGCCTTGTAGGCCGCGTGCCGTGCGAAAAACGACACCATCCGCCCGATCGTGTCGAGCGACAGCGAACGGCCGTGAGCAATGTCGCGAGCCCGTGCGATGCCGACGGCGGTCCCGCCCCGGCCGTACTCGCTTCGCAATTCCAGCCC